ATATCCGCATCCGTGGTTCGTCCCTGTTAAATATACTAGGGGATGTGACGCGGTGGCAGGGTCGTGCTGCCCGGCTGTGGTTTTATGTCGTGGACGAGGACGAGAACCAGATTGGCTCAATCATCCCGTATTACACTGGCTACATGAACGACATTAAGATTAGTGGCGCTCCGACTGCACAGAAGATTACCTTGTCCATTGAGAATTATCTGGTCACTCTGTCTGGTGCGTCGAACAAGACCTACATGATGCAGAGTGAATACGACAGCGGGGACAACAGTGCTGCGGCTACCATCTCGGCTGCAAACGGCTTGGGTGGCGGTGTTATCTCAGGCGGTGGCGGTGGTGGCGGCGGTGGTGGTAATGACGGCAGAGGGGTTAAACTTTTCTGATGTTTGAGCCAAAGAGACATAGCGCCTGGGAAACCAAACTGGCTGAATATATCGCAGACAAGCGGGGCAAACCGTTCGTGTGGGGCGAGAATGATTGCTGCACGTTCTCTGCGGGTGCGGTTGAGGCCATGACGGGCGAAGATCCAATGCCTGAGTTTCGGGGCAAGTATGACACGGCGCTTGGCTCCGCGAGAGCGTTGGGTAAGAAGTCGCTTGAAGAGGTGCTGGACGAGAAGTTCGAGGAAGTGCCTATTGGCTTTGCCCAGCGCGGTGACTTGGCATGGTTCACGGATTGCGTTGGCGTGGTCGCGGGTGGATATGCTTGGTTCGTTGGTGAAGACGGGCTGGAGCGCATAGAACGCTCCATGTGGGACAAAGCATGGAGGGTTGGTCGTGGGTAAGACTATCAAGGCACTTGCGGGTGTCGCGCTTATGGTCGGCGCAGTCATTGCGGCACCCGCCATTGGTCCATTTTTTGCTTCTATGATGTTCTCTGCTGGGCTTAGTATGACAGCATCTAGCCTAATGCCCACAGCAAAGATCCCCAAGTCCCAACTTGGCAGGCTTAACGTATCGCTTGACACCAACGCACCGCGCAAGGCCGTATTCGGCACAACCGCCATGCCGCTGGATTTGCGGTATCACGAAGCTGGGGGCACGGATCAGGAATATATTGACTACATCATCTGTGTGGCGGCGCATAAGGTGCAGTCGATTGACGAAATCTACTTCGAGGAAAAGAAGGCATGGGATTCCTCTACGGGGGTCACGGCAACATATAGCGGATACCTGACCGTCCAAACGCGGCTGGAAGGCACGGACGCAAACTACATCTCTATTAATAGCGGCAATCGCTGGGGCAGCGATGACCGCCTGACGGGCTGTGCCTATGTGTATTTCCGCATCAAGCGTTCTGGCAACAGCAAGAAAACAGAAAGCCCGCTAGTTCAGGGTCTGCCCTCTCGCGTTACCATTATTGGCGAGGGTGTGCCGCTTTACGACCCGCGCTTGGACTCAACCGTAACGGGGGGTAGCGGCTCGCACAGAGCGGATGACCAAGATACTTGGGGTCTGTCTTACTCACCAGCCGATAGCTACGATAACCCAGCCCTGCACTTGCTGTTCATGCTTCTCGGCTGGAAGATTAATGGCAAACTATCTATTGGTGCTGGCGTTCCTCCCGCACGGATTGACATGGAGTCCTTCATCACCGCAGCGAATATCTGCGATGAGGATGTCACGCTTGCCATAGGCGGCACGCAGAAGCGTTATCGCACCAGCGGCACGTTCTCCGATGCAGATGACCGCATGGATGTTATGAACACGCTTCTGGCCTGCATGAACGGCACTCTGCGTGATAACGGCGGTAAGCTGTCGCTCGAAATCATCAAGAATGATTTGGCTGACCCCATCCTTGATTTCACCGATGATGATGTTCTCGGTGAGTTCGAGTGGGACCAGACGGGCGGCGGTCTGAGCCAGAACCACAACATTGCGCGTGGTCGTTATGTAGACCCATCTTTGCAGGGTCTGTATCAGATGACCGAATACCCCAACATCTCGATTACTTCGCCTGACGGCATTGAGCGCGTGATGTCGCTGGACTTCCCGTTTGTTGAGGATGGTCGCCGGGCACAGCGCCTGGCAAAGCAAACCCTACAGCGCAACCAGTTCCGTGGTCAGTTGACTGCTGAGTTTACAGCGAAGGCGATGGGTTGCGATGTTGGTGACATTGTGACCATCACGCTATCGGCCCTTGGCTTCAACGATAAGCTATTCCGCGTTATCTCTAAGGAAATAAGTCCTGATGGCCGTGTGCCGATGACGCTGCTGGAAGAGAACGCACTGATCTATCAGTGGGACAACGAAGACAGCGCACCTGTCGTTCCGGTCACGCCTGTGATTTACGATCCGCTTCTGAACATGATTACGCAGGGTGACGAGGCTGTTCAAGCGATTGCCGAACAGGCCATTGCCGATGCTGCTGGCGCACAATCAACGGCAGATGGCAAGATTGAGTCCTTCTATCAGGACACCATGCCATCCGGCTCGCTTGGCGACTTCTGGATTGATACCGATGACGGCAACAAGCTGTATCGCCATGATGGCACGACATTTGTGGAAGTGCAGGACGATGCTATTGCTACTGCTATTGCTGATGCCGCTGGCGCACAGGCCACTGCTGATGGTAAGATAGTAACCTTTTACCAAGATAATGCCCCGACTGCCGAAGGTGTTGGCGATCTTTGGGTTGATACCAATGATAGTAACAAACTTTACCGCTGGAATGGCTCAAGTTGGCAGAGTGCTAGGGATGCGGGTATTACCCAGGCATTGTCAGATGCAGCCGCAGCACAAAGCACCGCTGATGGTAAGATTGAATCCTTCTATCAATCAACTATGCCGTCTGGTTCGCTGGGGGATTTCTGGATTGATACGGACGATGGTAATAAGCTGTATCGCCACAACGGGACTACATTCATTGAAGTCCAAGATGATGCTATCGCCACCGCTATTTCTGACGCAGCCGGGGCGCAGGCAACCGCTGATGGTAAGGTAACGACCTTCTACGCGACCTCTGCTCCTACTGCGGAAGGTGTGGGCGACTTGTGGTATGACACGGATGATAAGGTTCTCTACCGCTGGGATGGCAGCAGTTGGTCAAACAGCGTATCTGACATCACGCAGGCCAACCAGATTACCTTCAGCGAGGTTGACCCATATTACATTCAGGCAGACAGCACTGGCACGACCACAACCAGTCTGCCCGTCACTCGTGCCATCAAGGTGTTTAAGGGCGGCACACAGCAAACGAGTGGCGTGACAGTTGGGACGCTTGGCTTGACATCGGGCATCACTGCAACAGCATCTGTGAGCAGCGGTTTGGTGACTGTCAGCCTGAGTGTGGCTGATGCGGTTGGCTACATCACTGTCCCGATTACGTTTGAGAGCCAGACATATGATCGCCTGATTGTGGTCAATCGCGCATTGGCTGCTCCCATCGTGGGTGGCAGTTCTGGATCCAGCTCGTTTACTGACCAGACTTGGACAAACATTAGCACGACCACTTACACGCAGGTTACTGACAGTGGGGCGATTGTGCAGTCTGACAGCAGCGGCGAGCTGAAGTTCACAGCCAACGCATCTTACGAAGGTGATTCGGCTGCGACTATTCAGGCTCAGTATTCAACCGATGGTTCGTCATGGACTGCTGCTGCAACAGCAACGGGCAGCACTCCGATTAACATCCCTGGCGAAGAAATGTCTGGATTTATTTCTATCTCCGCCACAACAGTAACGGGCCTGACGGCATCAACTGATTACTATGTGCGGCTGGTAGCGAAGCGGACTACAGGCTCTGGAACGATTTCATGGGGTCTTCCGACCTTTACGGCGCAACAGCCATGATACATATTCTAGTCAAGGTGCATGGAAAATGGTAAGGGGGTGTTATGGCAGTTTATGATCGTGACAATTATTCCAGCGGGGCCGATACCTTCGGGTTCGACGGCGCTGAGATTTCTTTGGCGGGCGGGGACTATAGCGTTTCTGACGAGGTAAAGGCTGTCGTCGTTATCTCAGCGGGTAATGTGGTCTTTCGGGCAGTGGATGGTGATAGCGACATCACAATGACGGGTCTGCCTGCTGGCTATATTATCCCGTGGCATTGTAGCGTGATTCGCCAGACTGGAACCACAGCAACTCTGGCAACATTGATTGGGCGCGCCTGATGTTGGACATCAGCCCCCTTAATGTTGCTGTATCGAAAAGCGCACACGATGCTGTAGCGTTTTCTCGTAAAATCATTTATTATATTGTCAGCCGCGACAATACGACTGTCTTGAACAGACTTGGCGCAGTGCTGCAAACCCGCGAGGCATAAGATGGCATTTATCTACGACCTGACTGACACTTGGAACGCTGGGGGCACGACCTTCAACGCAATCAAGATGAATGTGACCGACACGGCTTCTGCGGCTGCGTCGAAGCTGATTACTGTGCAGGTGAGCGGCAGTGAGAAGTTCTCGGTCAAGAAAGATGGTGTTGGATATTTTGCGAGTAATGTTGGCATCAACACGACTTCGCCTGCACAAAAAATTCACGCTGCTGATGCAGGCACAACGTATGTCAGAGCAGAAAATACAACCACAGGTGTTATCTCAGACTTTGGGACAAACAGCACTGGGACAACCATATTAAATAGGTCGGATGACCCTATTTTATTTTACACCAATACAACTGAGCGTATGCGCCTTAATTCAACGGGGTTAGGAATCGGCACGAGTTCGCCGGGTGCGAAGTTGGAGGTGCGCGAAAGTAGCACTTCAAAATCTTGGAGTCCTACGCCTGGCATTACAACATTACTCGTTGAGCGTTCTGGGGGTGCGGGCCTTACCCTCGCTGGCGCTACCGGAACTTCAAAGCTAAACTTCGCCAGTGCAAGCGATGAAAATGCTGGTTTTATATCTTACGTCCTTGCGGATAATGCGATGACCTTCCGCACTAATGGTTCGGGCGAGGACATGCGCATCGACAGCAGCGGGAATGTTGGGATTGGCCTCGCTACCATTGACTCAACTGGCTACGTCAATCTGGAAACCGCTAAAAATATTCGTATGGATATGAAGGCAGTAGGCGCTGACCCAGCCATCTATTTTGACCACGATAACTTCTCTTCTAACACTAATAATTTTATTTCGTTGAAGCGCACTAGTGAAGATATGGCCTTTCAAGTCGCTGGCTCCGAACGCATGCGAATAACCTCCGCAGGCTCCGTAGGTATCGGCACGAGTAGCCCTGCTGCTTTGCTGCACGTTCAAAACGCATCGGATGCAGCTTCTAGGGTTGTTATTACGCATATCTCTGGTGGCAACAGCTACGGTGGGTATATTCAATCACTTGGTGCAGGCGCTAATCAAGGGCTAGCGTTTGGTCGCAGATTTAATTCTAATGAAACTGAAGCCATGCGCATCACCAGCAGCGGCTCCGTAGGTATCGGCACGACTTCGCCTGCTGAGAAACTCGAAATCGCCAACGCGGGATCGGTTAATCTAAAGCTGAACAATACTTCTGCTGGTATTGATTTAACCATCGGAGCGCAGGCTTCCGCTGCTAGAATTACAGCGGGGTCTGGCGATAAGTTGGGGCTGGGTGCGGGCGGCACGGCGGACGGATTAGTTCTCGATGCCACCAACAATGTCGGGATCGGCACGACTTCGCCTAGCCAAAAACTGCAAGTTCAAGGGACAGGCTACGCAACAAGCGATTTCCGCGCCCCGATCTTCTACGACAGCAACAACACTGCTTATTATGCAAACCCCGGAGACAGGTCAGAATTTAATAACTTAACTGTATCGGGAAATCAATTTTGGACTGCTACCAACGGCGCTTATCAGCGAGTAGATAGCCGCGTCGAAAGCACAAACTACGCTCGCGCTCACTGGTATGGTGTAACTGACACGGGCGGAACATCGAACTTCCGCCATGCTTGGTATAACGGCAGCAGTTATATCAACGTCACCACTGACTCTACCGGTGTCGATTTTGCAGGAACACTTCGGTCAACGTTGCTTTATGACCGCGACAACACTAATTACTATATCAATGGTGCTGGCACATCTATTCTTAACATTGTCTCGGCAACCTCGGCTAATGTTGACAAGCTAAAGACTAAAAACGGCGACTACCTTATCATAAGCGCGGGCGAGAGCGATGCTTACGCAACCGGACAGACTGGCGAAATAATCTATATGAACTCTGAGGGCGGGGTTCAAATAAACTCCTCGCCCGACAACTGGACTTCAGGTTGGGCTGGGCGCAATACGGCAACGATCTGCGATGCCAGCGGCAATTCGTCTCTGCCCGCCGCGCTCACGCTTGGCGGCAGCCTAACTGTAAACGGCGGCAACATCTACGGCCCGCAATATATCAATGTGCGCTATAGCTCGACCACCACTGGCGGGCTTCGTCTGTATGACAGCGATTCAACAGTTCAAGGCACTTGGTATGCTAATGGTGCAGGGGACCACGGCTTCCTAGACAATGACGGCAACTGGGCGGTTCGTGTTAGAACAGGCACAAACCCCCTTACTTTTTATTGCGACACCAACGAAGAGTTCCGTATTTATACCAGCTACACTTTGGCACTCGGCTCTAGCCGCGCTCCGATCTTCTACGACAGCGATGACACTGGGTATTATCTTAATCCAAGTTCCACATCTGTTTGCAACACTGTTCAAGCTAATAACTTTCAGACTGCGGCAACGCACGGCAATGGCTATCGTTTTTGGGGTTCTGCCGATAGCTATAAGATTTACATGTCCGCTGCGGGCAATGGCACTTGGGGCGGACGCGTAGCCGGAGAAACCACTTCCGACTACAATATGTATTTCCGCATGACGGGCGGCACAAATCGCGGCTTCGTGTTTAGCGCCGGATCGGCTGGAACTACAAAAGTGGCGGGGATCGACGCTAGCGGTAACGGACGCTTCACAGGTTCACTCCACGCTCCGATATTCTACGACAGCAACAACACTGCCTACTACGTTGATGCTGCTGGTGTGACGAGCGCCAGCTTTGCCAGCACGGTTCAGTTCGCCGCCACCACGCAGTCGAAGCTGAACCTCTACAATAGCACCTACCAGATCGGTATACAGGGTAACACGCAATACTACCGTTCGAACAATCGCTTTAGTTGGTTCCGTGGCGGCGTCCACTCGAACACTGAGAACGACCCCGGCGCTGGCGGCACGGTGGCGATGACGCTTGACAGTTCCAGTAACCTTATTGTTACGGGCAGCGTCAGGGCAACCACTGATGCCCGCGCTCCGATCTTCTACGACAGCAATGACACTGGTCGATATGCAGATTTGTCATCCACGGGCGATAGTATTCGCGCATCTGGCGACATTGTTGCCTTTTACTCCGATGATCGCCTCAAAGATCGCGGCGACAACATTGCCAACGCGCTAGACAAAGTGCAATCTCTTAACGGCTTCCATTACACGGCCAACGAGACAGCGCAGAAGTTCGGATACAAAGCAAACCCGCAGGTCGGTGTATCCGCGCAAGAGGTTGAAGCAGTCCTCCCAGAAGTGGTAAAGGATGCAGCTATCGGCCACGGCTACAAGACAGTTGATTATGCGAAGCTTGTTCCGCTATTGATTGAAGCCATCAAGGAATTGAAGGCGGAAGTAGAAACCCTGAAGAAAGGTTAATGACATGACTATGGTTCACACTTGGGAATTAACGGGCATGAAGCTGCAAAGCGGCGATGGCCTCACTAACGCAGTTGTCCAGACTTACTGGAAGTGCAACGGACACTCCGACCAACTGCCGGAATTTGTTGGCACGTTCAGCGGCGCAACGCCGTTTGATCTGAACAGCATTGACCCTGACAGCTTCACACCTTACGACGAGCTGACCGAAGCGCAGGTTCTTGGCTGGGTGGAAGCTGCTGCTGCGTCTTACATGGATCACATCAACGAGCAGATCGAAAAGCAGATTGCGCAGCAGATCGCGCCTGAAACTGAAGTTAACGAAGGTGACTTCCCATGGGACCCGCCTGCTGATACAGCGGCAGACGAACCGGCTGAAGTGGCCGCAGACGAACCGGCTGAAGTGGCCGCAGACGAACCGGCTGAAGTGGCCGCAGACGAGGAGTAAATAAATGAGTAATCCAGAACTAGACGATCTTGTAATGAACGACGAGCAACCGACAATCAGCCTTGAGCTGCACGTGCCGGAAGTGAACACGATCCTAGCCGCCTTGGGTGAACTGCCGCATCGCGTGGCTGACCCTATCTTGCGGAAGGTCGTCGAGCAGGCACAAAAGCAGGTCAACTAGCAATGGCAATGCAGACATCCGGCGAGATTAGCATTCAGGACTTGAAGATATTCTTCGGGGCTGGTGCTACTCGCGGTATGTCTGACTTCTACAGGGGTGGCACGTTCGTCCCTGACATTGCTGCTAACTCTGGCATTCCGACTAGCGACGAGATTTCGCTGGGCGATTTTTACGGCGCTGAGGCGCAGCGAACAGTCACAGTTAGCCCGACAACGCAAAGCGCGAACGGGACAAGCTCAAGCCACACTTGGAACCCTGTCACTGTTACCTATGCTGGCGGCATACCTTCGAGCGTGGTCTGGAGCTTTGGGCTGACAAGCGGCGGCACATTTAGCTATACGACCAGCAACGGAGGCTTAACCGCAACCCCTTCGGTCAGTGGCGTGGTTGATAGTTGTAGCGGAACATTGATTTGCACAGTCACTTTTGTTGACGAGACAAAAACCGCCAACTGCTTTCTAAGTTACTTTATAGCAAGTGGCCCTCCCGGCCCTCCCGGCGGAGGCGGCGGCTTCGATCCGTAATGAATGCTTCGGAAGGACTCACCAATCCGCCAAGTGGTTATGGACGTATACAGCATCCCAGAGAGCGCAATGGAACTCTACGGCGATGACTGCGAACGTGGAATTATGCCTGATGCGCAGCAATGATCTATCTCTGCAGCGCTGTGTGGCGAAACTTGCTGGCTTGTGCTATTTAGGGGGCACACCGATCACTAAAAGGCATTCGTGCAGCAAAGGTAAATCCTAATGGCTCAGAGCGGGTACACTCCCATACAGCTTTACCGGTCGTCTACGGCCAGTTCGACTCCGTCTGCGGGAGATCTTTCCGACGGCGAGTTGGCCATCAACACCACGGACGAGAAGCTGTATTTCAAAAACGCATCGGGAACCGTCAAAGTCCTAGCCGATACGGCCACCACGGGCACGGTTACGTCAGTTGATGCTAGCGGCGGAACTACCGGTCTTACCTTTTCCGGCGGCCCCGTAACTACGAGTGGGACGCTCACACTAGCGGGCACACTAGATCTCGACAATGGCGGCACGGGCGCCACCACTGCTTCAGGCGCTCGGACTAATCTGGGCCTCGGCACTTTGTCTACGCAAGCCTCGAGCAGCGTAAGCATAACAGGTGGAAGCATCACGGGTATCACCGACCTCGCGATCGCAGATGGCGGCACTGGGGCGAGTGATGCGGCTACGGCCCGCACCAATCTCGGCTTGGGATCGCTTTCTACACAAAACACAATAGATAACGCAGACTGGTCGGGAACGGATCTTTCCGTAGCTAATGGCGGCACGGGTCAATCCTCATACACTGATGGCCAGCTTCTGATCGGCAACAGCACGGGCAATACGCTCAGCAAGGCAACGCTGACCGCAGGTAGCGGCATCAGCATTACTAACGGCAGCGGAGCTATAACTATTGCCGCTACCAGCGCAGGCGGCACCGTAACAAGTGTTGACGTAGCGGGCGGGACAACTGGCCTAACCTTCTCGGGCGGTCCCGTAACGGGCAGCGGCACGATCACCATGGCCGGTACGCTCGACCTCGACAACGGGGGCACCGGCGCAACTACAGCCTCGGGCGCACGCACCAACTTAGGGCTTGGCAGCATCGCCACGCAGAGCGCGACCAACGTTAATATCACGGGCGGTACGATCGCGGGCATCAGCGATCTCGCTATTGTAGATGGCGGCACGGGCGCGTCGACCGCCTCCGCCGCGCGTGCTAATCTCGGGTTAGGCACACTCGCCACCGAGAGCACCATAAATAACAACTTCTGGTCTGGTGCTGACTTGGCTGTGGCTAATGGGGGCACGGGTGCTTCTACCGCCGCCGACGCGCGCACCAATCTCGGTCTCGGCACGATCGCCACTCAGTCTGCGTCTTCTGTCGCTATCACAGGCGGCAGCATCACAGGCATTACAGATATCGCGGTAGCCGACGGCGGTACCGGCCAGTCGTCCTACACCGATGGCCAACTACTGATTGGTAACAGCACCGGTAATACGCTTAGCAAGGCAACGCTAACCGCGGGCAGCGGCATTAGCATTACCAACGGCAACGGCTCTATCACCATCTCGTCCGCGACTTCGGGCGGCACAGTAACCAGCGTTGACGTGTCTGGCGGAACTACGGGTCTCACTTTCTCGGGCGGCCCAGTAACTACTAGCGGCACTGTCACCATGGCGGGAACGCTAGACCTAGACAATGGCGGCACCGGCTCGACCACCGCCTCGGGCGCACGCACGAACCTCGGTCTCGGCAGCCTCGCAACACGCAACACTATCGACAACGGCGATTGGTCGGGCACAGATCTGGCAATCGGCAATGGCGGCACTGGGGCAAGCGACGCAGGCACTGCCCGCACGAACTTGGGGCTAGCGATCGGCACCAACGTACAGGCGTGGGACGCGGCACTCGACGACTTCGCTGGGCTTACGCAGGCTGCGGATAAACTGCCGTACTTTAACAGCACCACGACAATGGCCACGGCCACGTTTACGGCCTTCGGCCGCTCACTTGTCGACGACGCCGACGCCGCAACTGCGCGCAGCACACTTGGCTTGGGTTCGCTTGCGACGGCCAGCACTATCAACAACAACGACTGGTCGGGCTCTGATCTTAGCGTACTTAATGGCGGCACTGGCGCAAGTGACGCTGCGGGCGCACGCGCTAACCTCGGTCTTGGCTCTATCGCTACGCAGAATAGCGGCAGCGTATCTATCACGGGTGGTTCTGTAACAGGCATCACCGACATTGCGGTTGCCGATGGGGGCACAGGCGCTTCTACAGCCTCTGGCGCTAGGACTAACCTCGGTCTTGGCACTATTGCTACTCAGTCAGCGTCCAGCGTATCTATTACGGGCGGCTCAATTACAGGGATTACGGATCTCGCGGTCGCCGATGGCGGCACGGGCGCAAGCGATGCGGCTACTGCTCGCGCTAATCTAGGTGCAGGCACCGTAAGTTCGGTAGGTGGCACGGGTACGGTTAATGGTATCTCCCTTAGCGGCACCGTCACTTCTTCGGGTAGTCTAACTCTCGGGGGCACTCTTTCCGGGGTCAGCCTGACTACACAGGTTACGGGTACGCTTCCGGTGGCTAACGGCGGTACGGGAGCAACTACAGACTCCGGCGCTCGTACTAACCTAGGTATCGGCTCCATGGCTACTCGCGATGTGACAATCTCAACTAGTGCGCCCACCGGCGGTTCTGATGGCGACGTTTGGTTCCAGTATACAGCATGACGATTTACTCTAAAGTATCCGGCGCTTGGAAGACGATTGATGACCCGCAGGTTAAGGTCAGCGGCGTATGGAAAGACGTGCAAGCGGCGTACGTCAAAGTATCTGGCGTGTGGAAAGAAATCTACAATCGCGTGGTCGTGTCGATCACTAACCAGAGCATCTTCTTTAGTGCTATCTTCCCGCAAGATGCCTACGCCCGCTACCAACTGGATAGCAACGGCAAAGTGTACAAATACACAGGGCAGACGCCGGGCACCCCGACTACGTATATCGAGGACTGGGTAGACCCCAACAGCGAAGCCAGCAATTATGAGTGCTTTGCCACCGTCAGCGGCTCGGCGCT